GAGCATCTTCTGCATAAAGATCAGTTGAGCTTGGTTCAAATGAAACATTGCGAACATATTCATGTTGGTTTTGCCACCACTCAAGTGTGCCAAGGTCAACAGTTCTACCAAGACGCTTGATTTGATCCTTTGCATTTAGCTTAACAAAGCACGCATCATCCAACAAGTCTTGATAAGTTGGACGTTTCTCTGGATCGAAATGAATCAATGCAGCTGAAAGAATAACTGCGTTTGATTCAACACCCAAAGTTTCTACGTCAAATATGAACATTAAAAGTCCCTCGTTTCACCATCTTTAGTAAAGAATGCTTTAATCTTTTGTTCGTCTGTCCAACCAGAAGTATAATCATTATCTTCATCACATATATCCAATGCTTCCATTGAAGAAACGACTCGATGACTTGTAATTGTTTCACCGAGCCATTTCTGTGAGAATTCTTTTGGACGCTCCATTGTTACATCATCTAATGCATATTCAGGATGATCCTTGTCAGTCTCAACCATATAACGCATACGATACATTCCAATTGCCTCAACCATTACCCATACTTTTTCACTCATCTGTTTCCTCCTGCTTTTCACGGTGTTGTTCTTTTGCGTGAGTATCACATAATACTGTATGCCATCCGTCGGTATATAGTTCACCTGGACTTCCACATACCTCACATGTTTTATAACTCATACTTTCAGCAAAACGAATGTAATTATAATGTTCTTCAGTAGCACGCCCAACATAGAATCGAAGTCCACCAAATTTCTCTTTTACTTGAACCGCAACTGGAACTTTTTCTGCTGCTTCATCCATTACTTTTTTTGCTTCATCAATATCTTCTTGAGTTACTGTTTTTGTTCCATAAAGAATACCACCAACACCAGCTTCCTTACGATAATCATAACGATCCTTGGCTTGCATGTATTCGCTACTCAACAAATAACATAGAGTGTCTAGAATATTATACCACCCATCACCACATTCAAATCCCCAACACATAGCAGTGGTGCGCATGTTTGCATTACGATCTTTAAAGATCAACGGATACTCTGCGCATAATGCTTCATCTAATTCTCGTTTCATGACCAAGTCCTATGGTTTTCTGCTACATGTTCAATTCCGTCATATTCACCGATATGCCATTCAACATCATCAGGAATTTCTACGATAACAATTTCTGATGCCCATCCCCATGCTTCTTGACCCATCTCTTCAAGAACAGCAATCATATCAGGATCAGAACGATCGTCGTAGTAATCATAATGACTAATGTAATAGTCATCATCACCAGAGTGTCCTGTTTGATAATAAGTCGCACCCATAAGTTTAGATTCATTCTCTACCTTATCAAATGCAATACCTTTACGCTCGAGTAATTTCTCAAACGCTTCATCGCTCAAACCAAAACCACCGAAACAACTATTAATTGCTACTTTCAATTTAATCTCCAATGTGATGAAAATTATCAAACGGAATATCCAATGCATGATAAACAATCTTGTCTTTAATCATGCTCGGCACACTTTCATATGGGTACTCAAGAAAGAAAGGGCATGGGTTACCCCAAGCCATTTCCTTGAAGAAGTGTCTTGCTGCTGCCATATCTTGTTTTGATTTTGGATCAAAAAACCTTTTTTCTATTTGCACACTTTCAAGAATCATTTAATTTCCTCACTGGCTTCAGCTACCTCTTTATCATAACGAATTTCAACAAAGATAGGTAGGAACAAACTTTCCTCTCCCAACTTATTCTTTATACGACTATTATACTTGATTGTTACAATTTTGTCAAGTATTTCTTGACCTAAGTTCTTGCGATCTGCATCAGTCAAACCAGAACCAACTGATACCTTAACTACACCATCAGATGATTCGCAAATAAGAGAGCCAAGCATTCCTGCATATTTACCTGTACCTTCTTCAATCGCAACTATCTTTAGATCACACTCTAGTTCACCTTTGAATTTAATCTGGTGCTTTGCACGCTTATCTTCCCAAACACCATTACCATCTTTGAGGATAATACCTTCATATCCACTGGAAAGATATTCTTGGAAAATCTCTTGAGCTTGCTCTTGGGTTTCAACAATAGTTGATGTAACAGTCCAAATCTTTTTGCCCTGCGACTTCTGTTTTGAAACAAGTGCTTCAAGAGTTGAGAATCGTTTTGAGTATGGACTTTGGCAATATCCATCAGCAAACTGAACATAAGGAATTAAATCCCAAACTGAAGCATGAACCATTGCTGCTTGCTCTTCAGAGATAGTTCCTTTGTTTGCTCGATTAAGAATACCATTACCTGTTTGACGATCCGCAAATTGATGGTCACCATCAAGCATCACTAATAGTTCGCCATCGAATACACAATCGACATCACCAGCAAGAGAAATAAATTCTTGCTCCAAATTGCCAAGCAATAGAATCTCTTTACCATTCCTGCTTCTGAACTCACATTTACCATCACGCACGATCGCATTAAATCGCATACCATCCATCTTCATTTGAGCATAGGCTGGGAATTTAATTTTATCAACCAACTTTTGTTCAAATGGAGAACACAACATAACAGGATATTCTTTAATCAATCCTGGCCATACGTCATTGGCAGTGGAGACTTGAACTCCACAATCTAAACTCTTATCAATAATACGCTCAAGAACCTTTGCGTCATCTTCATTGAGAGACGACAACAACATACGCAGATATTCAATCGCAGCATTGCCTGTTACTTGACGTGAAGATAAGTCATACAAAGCAGGTAAGATTGATTCTATGTTCGCATTTGTACCATCAGTTGTATAGGCTGGAATCTTCCGTTGATAGAACTGAGTAAATGGGCATAGTGCCAAACGAATTACTTCACGTAGAGTTTCATGATCAGAATGCTCACGCAGTTTCTCAAGTTTATAATTTCTTGAAGAATTAGAAGCAAGGTCATTCAAAAATAAATTAATATTCATTTGTGTTTTAATTCCTTAAATGTTCTGTGCCGCATATCCCAACGAATTGGGTTTTTAAATTTTTTAATTTCACCAGTGGTTGTATTATAGAATGCGTAGATTTTGCTTTTGCTGTCGCTGGTATAATAGATATGGTTCGGAACATTATGTTCCTTCCAATCGGTTGTCTCTTGGAAAACTCTCATGCTGCTTCCCTGAAGTAACCATAAGGTAGACCATTGAGGTAACAGAAATACTCGAAGTCGCCAATTGCGCCATCGGCATCCATGAGCCACGAAATGACACGTTCACGATTCGTGTTAGTGTGCATGAGATTGAGCACACGATCTTCGAAACGAATAATTGCTTCGGCTTCGGCTTCCTTGCGAGCAATTTCGTTACGCTCGATCTCACGACCAAGCACTTTGAATTCTTCCTCAAAGTCAGTTTCGGTCCAGTTTGTTGTGTCAATACTACGAGGACGGACGCCATATGCATCCTTATACATATCCCAATGCTGACACTGCAATTGTTCTAACAAAGTCAGCTCTTCCCAAGATTTGAACTCAGACATATCTATCTCCTAAAATTATACAAAGGACTTGCGAGGAAAACCAACAGCAAAACCAGAAGTTCCAGTAGAGGTAACTCGGGTTGACTTCGTGGTCATTTTAAGTTTAGGTGCTTTGCGTGGTTTGATAACTTCGATCGAACCACCTTTTTTCAAAAACAAGGCAACTTGCTTTTCGGTTTCAGCACGCAGTTCGGCTTTTGTTTTATAGAACATAGTCATAGTCACTTTCCTTTTCTCATCATTTATACAACTATTATACGCCATAATTGCATTAAAGTAAAGCGAAATTTGACTATCCCTTACAAATCTAAGGGGATTACGTAAGTTATTGATTTAGAAGGGGATTACATTCGGAGATAGAGGGCGTAGCAGAGCCGTAGGGAAGTTTGGCTGTTTTTAGGGGTAAACCCCCGACCGTAGCCTAAAAACTTGCCTACGGACGTTATAGAGGGTCTAAAAAGGGTTTAATATCGCCTATATGCTGGTTGAATAGGCAAAAAGCTGGCTCTCGGGAGAACCCATCCTTTTTGAACAGCGTATAATCCCTAAAAGGGAATAGTTCTAAACAGTGAACGCAATCGTTGCCAACGAATCTATCAAAACTTCCTTTATGGTTATCAAACTCTTTTGCATAATGAACTCTAAGAATTTCTTTGGTACTTTCACTACCAACATTCCAACAGAAAATAGAAGAGTTAACCATAGTGTCGAGATTGTGTGGGTTTAATCGATTATGTAGCTTTATCTTTTCCATATCTTTATATGAAGCGTAAAGCATAGCCAATTTGGTTGGTTCATAATTTAGGTAGTGATCAATATTCTTATTGATGATCATATCTAAATCAAAGTGAAAACATTTACCATTAAGCAGTGGAGTTTCAAACAGATCTAATTTATGCCAACGTCTTCCAACTGGATCAACTACTTCAATAGGAAGAATTCCAATTTCTGGATCAAGACCAGAAGGATCTTCAGTTTGAACCCAGAATTTAAATGGAACTGTGGTTTTACTTTTAAGCATCCTCAGAAAATTATTTACATATTCTGAGCTGTAGACTTGATAGTATTTTAGGACTGTTATGTTAACCATAATGTTTTTTAATTTCAGGTATGAATAGAGTTTCTGCCAACATTTTATGACCATCTTCTAGTGGATGCCATTTAGGTCCAAACTTACACTTTTTATTTTTATTTGTACCAATTATATCTTCAATTGAATTGTGAGCATAATTAATGTCAATAGATTTTATTAAATATTGTTTATGTAGATTATCGAGGAAAACAAACAAAGGTTTTATATTATATTCATAGATACAAACGCTGTTAAACATTCTTATTAGTGATATATAATAATCAGCGTATATGTTTATGTTTTTATTTGTAGAAGCTACATATTTTAAAAGAAGATGGGCTTCATGTTTATGTTCAGGTCCAACTGTTGGATTACATGGAAACAAAGTATCTTGTATTGGTAAAGTAATCCTATTAAAATAAGAAAATTGTATAACACATCCATCATAAGAATTTTTAGATAATGCATCTAAAGCATCAGTTAGTATGCCATAATTAGAATTTCCATTTCTTGCTATGTTATCTTCTTCTATATCAAAATATTTAGAAACAAGTTTTGAGTATCTATAGTTAATATTACTTAATTCTGCTCCTGCTGTATAACTATCTCCAGCAAATAATATTCTTTTAATCTCCGTAGTCATATGGATCGTTTTCTCTAATTATCTGAATTGGAGTTTTCTTACCCAATAAAGTGTATAGGAAAAAATCTTTAATAGATTGAAATCTAATTAAGATATGAATATAGATTAGTTCAAATTTACTCATTTAGTATAAATCCTATCACCAATACATAGCACATCCATCTCTGTTGTATTAAACAGTTCAACAGCATCATCAGGATTTCCAGCAATAGGTTTACCCCCAAGATTTAATGAAGTATTTAATAGAACTGGGATACCTTTAACCTGTTCAAACTTATCTAACAATGAGTAGAATAAAGAATTCTGCTCTGGTGTAACTGTTTGATGACGACATGTTCCATCAACATGAGTTACGCTTTTTAATCTATCGTCTAGAACCTTTGATGTAAATAACATATAAGGATTATCTTCTAGATCGAAATATTGAGCAGCCTTATCACGTTTGACGCTGGCGCCAAATGGTCTGAACCATTCTCTATGTTTTACTTTACTGTTCAAGATATCTTTTCCATCGGCAACAGTAGGATCCATTAAGATAGATCTATTACCTAAAGCACGTGGACCAATTTCGCCATTACCCTGATACCACCCAACAATCTTACCTTGAGCTAGATATTCTGCAATCTTCACAAGAGTTTCTTCTGATGGGGTAGTTTCTGGTGATTGATCATCTTGAATATATGGGAAGTTCTTTGTTGTAACTTCTTTATCAAAAAGACTAAGACCAAATCTCATACATCCAACAGAAAGACCACCATCATATACATGTGGTTCAATTAATAGATTATAGCCAGCATCAAGTAACCTTCTATTCCAATCAACATTCAACGCACAACCACCAGAATAGATAATAGGTTTTGACTTATCTAATTGTTTAGCATAATTTAAAACAATACTGTAACATAACTCATTTATAGTAGCTACAGCTTTTGTAGTAGTTTTCCACTCATCAGTATCACAATTAGATTCAGTTGGTACTTTTGATATGTTTAATTTTTCTATTATTATTGGTAATGCTTTTGGTACAATTTTCTGACTCATCTTAAACAATACCATATCTGGATTTCCATAAGGAACAAGACCCATAACCTTTCCAGCATTGTCTATGTGTTTTCCAACACCAACACCCAGCCTATCACCAATAGAATTTAAACAGGTGCCTGGAGAATACTCGTTAGATCGTTTTATAGTTTCGTTACTATAAATCATACTTGTATACCCACCAGATCCCATACCGTCAATTATTAGTGCCTGTGATTCTTTTTTAAATTTAGAATGGCTCCAAGCATGAGCAAGATGATGATCTAAGATATAATGTTTGGTTTCATTATGTTTTTTATGTTTTGTGTAAAAATTCGCACCATCATATGGTAGTCTAGTTGATTTATGTTTATTAATGTAATATCCACCATCAGTTTCAACAATCAAATCAATTTTGTCGAAATCAACTCCCCACTCATGTAGCTTTTTATAAAACCATGGCTCAGGTGCTCTTGCGTGTTTAATTCCAATTTCTCTTTCATATTTGGCATATTTAAGTTCACCATCAATATATGCACAGATACTACAATCGTGATGAGCCTTACCTATTCCAACAACAATCATAATGCACCATAAATTTTTTGTTCATATTGTATTTGTTCTTCTAACCACTGTGGTGAGACTATTTGATCAACATAGTTATTAGTAAGTGCCCAATAATTAAATACATTAATACATTCTTCAAAGTTTGATACCAGTTTTAATTTATCAGTAATTGTTGTTGACTTAACTGGAATTGTATCAATCATGATATTTGAACTACACATATCTTCCATAATCTTAATTATTTGTTTCGCTCCTAAAATTTCAGTTTCAGAGAATTGATTAACATTACCTTTACTGGCTAGGTATTGGTATAGGGTTAATCGTGAGATTGAAATGCCAAACTTCTGTTCAATGGTTTGTTCAGCAGGGAAATATTTTTGCAGAACATTATCTATGTTCTGTTCAATATCTTTATATGATACTTCTTTGGAGTTTGGAAAGTTAGTTAATACCCATTCCTTATATTGTAGATATTTTTTAGCTTGATGAATAACTACATCTGGGTCAACAGTAAATGTCTTGCCTCCGTAGAGTATTGCTCGATCTTCAGCTGAGTGGACATTGTTAACTTGTTTGTTTTCTGGTCGATCAGTTTGTTTCCTAACTGCAGTACACATACCATAATCAAATAAGGAATCACGTGTTGAAGTATAAACATCACAGGTTTCTTTTAGATACCTATAAAAATCAAATGGTAGATCTTTTCGTTTTATCGTTTTATCTACGGTAATACGAGCAAGGTATGGGGATTTACATTGTTTGATTAGGTTAATAATTTGTTCATAGGATTGTGCATTATGACTCATCCACTCTTTAAATAATTTACCATCCTTATAGACGATACCATTCATCAAGTCGTGGGGATTAGTTATGGCGTTGTCTATCAACTGGCTTATCCAAAAGGTAGCTGCTCTTTGGAAATAGGTTGAACCAGAACTATATGTCGCTACTACTAAAATTGGTTTCATATTAACTCGTGTGAATATATGTCGTTGCCGATCCCAGCAAATGTTACAAGAATTGTATTTGGATTAAACTTACCATTAACAATAAGTTCTCCACCCACTTTGTATTTATACAGAAGTTTTTGTCTTTGTATAAAATCTGGTTCGTTCAAAAGTTTCACTATGTAATCTTTGTTCCAATAAATTAGCTTATGACTTTTCTTAAAATTCGCATGTAAGAAATTCTGCTCTCCAGCATACATACGCATTTTCTCTGGATACTTACCTTGCTTATAGGCATTATAGAAAAACAAAAGCCAATAATCTGGCTTCTCTAGAAACATATCTAATACGTATTTTTGGCTTCCATCTGCTTTAAATTTAAATAATCCACCACTAACTGGGCATCCATATTTCTGGTGAGTCCACCATCTATCAGCAAAACAAACTTCTCCGTGTAAAACTTCTTTGTAGATTATTGGAGAAGCATCACGAATAAAGACTTGATCAATATCCATAATAATAATGTCATCTTCATAAGATGCTCCAGTAAACACTGGGTCTAAGAACCTAAGTTTGTTCCAGTGTTTTTTTAATTCTGGATCTTCAGTCAGTGGTATTACATTTATGTTTTCATTAAGACCAGAAGAATCTTCAGTAAGACAAAATACTTTTACATCAGAAAAAGACTTAACACTTTCATATAGTCGGTTAACATTTTCTGATGAATAAAGAGTTCCGTATTTTAATGTGCAAAGATGTATCATTTTAAATTTGCTAATCTTAACTTCAAAGAGTTTTCGTTAACATCGTCTGGTGGTAATTCAGGATCCCAAGCATAAACTTCTTTGGCAACACTTTCTAAATAAGTTCTGCGTTCTGTGTCATATGCGCCAAATGCCCAGAATCTTTCTTTACACCACCAACAAGTTTTACATGGTTTTGACCAACCATTTGATGTTGAGAATTTAGCGATACAACTTTTGGTGACAGGGAATAGAGTATCTCTAACTCCATATTGGTCATAGAGTTCTGCGGTAAATCTCTTATCTACTTTATTGAATGGTTTGTAAATAAAATATTTGTCATTTCCTGGAATGATATATTCATATGAAGATTGATTCAATTCAACCGATCTCCATTCAGGTCGGTCTTCCCACATATTATGTTTTCTAAGTTCTTCTTCTGAAGCGTAAGAAGTGCCAGCAGCAATAATCATATCAACAACACCTTCTTTTAATAGAGAAAGGTTTGCTACTGATTCAAATTTAAAAATCTTTCTTCCACGATAGTATAAAAAATTATCTAACAGGAATGGAATATCGTAATTGAGTAACTCTCTAACTTTATTTGTTACTCTGAAAGTTCCTTCAATCATAATTGGTTTTGCCAACACACAACTTGTTATCGGCAAAACCGTAATGTCTAAATTATTGTCTTTGATATATTTACAAAGAACATAGAGAAGAATGGCTGAATCTGCTCCACCAGATAAATGAATTCCTAGTTTCTTAACATTATCTGGAATTATCAATTCTACAGTTTGGTTAGTATTAGGTGCATATAGATGCATGTTGGGATATAGTTTACTCAAGTGCTCCCCCATCATATGTTCCGAATGCCCATTTCTTTTCTTTACACCACCAACAAGTTTTGCATGGCTCTGTAAAATTATTGGTCATTTCTGGATGTCTTGTTACACATGAATATGTTAAAGGATATATGCGTTTCAACAAAGCAGTTTTATTATAATATTCTGCAACAAAAGTCTTATCTACAACCATCAAAGGTCTGGCAATTAATACCTTACAATTATCGTAGTCAGTAGACCATTTTAAATTATTATCAATCCCTCTGTACATATACGATAAATCTAAGTTGTCTGGTTCCCTTTCAGACTGACCAATGGTTTCGCCATTTACTCTAAGCATTCCAAGTTCGGCTTGAACTTGTTTTGGAGGATTTGATGTTTGACCATTGTAAAAACTTTGCACACCAGCAGCGATTAATTCTGCTCGATTCTGGCGCATAATTCTTTCTTTAAATGAAAGAGGATTTGATTTGTCTATTACTTCAGTCGCTTCAAAAATATGTTCTTTAAAATTAATATCAGGAAATTCTTTTTTAAATTCCTGGATTATAAATTTTGCTGCTTTATCGTAACTGTATGGCGCTCTTAAAGTTTCAATTAAATGACGGATGGTAACTTCAACAGTATCAGTTCTCTTATGCTCGCGAAGATATGAACACAGAAGATAAAGAGAAAGGGAAGAATCTGTGCCACCAGAAAGTGACATACAGATTTTTGTGTGGTGTTCTGGAATAAAAAGATTTACTGATTGGCCAGAAGCGGAGGTATATGTTGTAATTTTCATTTTATATTCACAAATTGCTTAACAACTTTATATTTAGATTTCCACTCAGGCGATGGTGCTGCAACTACAGGGTGATCATGCCATCTAGAAGATTTCATTAATCTCAACGTAATACCATTTACCTTGGCAATTTGTTTTGCTTCTTCTATCTGATGCTCATTATGTTTGAATACAATAAACTGCCATTGAATATTTTTACCGAGAGATGCTCCAAGTTTCATTACTTCCATTACTTCATCGTATTTAGTATTTACTCTGTATTTATTTGCAGCTTCTTGATCAGTTCCGTCTAATCCAAAAGTCCAAACAAATCTTGAGTCTGTGTTATTAAATACTTCTTTCCACCAAGAAAGTTTTTTCCTAGTTCCATTGGTATGAATTTCAAATTTCTTATTAATGAAAGTAGTTGAAATTTTTAAGATTTCTAAAAACTCGGAATGATATATTGGATCAGATATTTGACCACAGAAATTGATTGTGTTAAAAAATTTAAGTATCTTATTATAATCATCAAATGACATATCTGAGGATTTTAATAGTTTTTCCTTGTCATCACCCATACGCTGTCTCTGGCAAAATGGGCATTCAAGTGGACATCTATATGTTATATCAAGATTAATACTTCGCTTGCGTATCTCATCTAGATACGATTTATAAAACAGAGTAAATTCTTTGTTAGTCATTATTCAGTTCTTCTTTTACAACAGACTCTGAACAAAACTTTTTACAAACTGGTGGTGCATTCTCTGGTGTTTCAATCAGCATTCTATGGAAAGACATCCACTGTGGAGAGATTATTATGTTCTCAATCTTTTCAACATTAGAAACCTTTAACGATTCATCAAAAAATCCAAGCTCAGTAAAGTCTTTATTTGAGATAGTGTCGCACTCACAGCAAGGCAATAAGTAGCCAGTTGCTGTGTATGCTGGAGTTTCTTTTTTGAATTTTTCTTTAGATGGATGACACCTAGGAATTAGCTTCATAATATAACAAATCTAATTAAGGCATTACATTCGCGATTTGAATTCCTGTGCCGAAGATACGACTATATTCATTTTCCATTTCTACGTTTGGAGTTGATTCCGAAACGATAGCTGTTGAATATAAACTGATTTCACTATTTGCGTAAGGCATATATGGAGCAAGAGCAACACCCACACCGTTTTCTGTTCGTTGAATTACAATTGCAGCTGGTTCTTTCAAAATATAACCAACAGGATCTTTCTCTGCTTTGGCAATAAGTTCTTCGCCATTAATCAATTTAAATACTTTAATCATACTATTCTCCTATCATGTGTTCAATAAAATCTGCCGCATCATTTTGATTATGGAAAACCTGCATAACAATTCTGTCCATATCATATACATGTTGCATAAAAACTAAAACTTGGTTCGCTTTATACACCGATACCTTGAGCATCCAGTTCCCTCTGCGAACCAGAAAGAAAGAGATTAGGTTTGGTGATAGTTTTGCTTTCATCATAACAAGTATTTAGGGGAACCCGAAAGTTCCCCTGCTTGTTATGAGTTTTTTGGTTCTGGTGTTTTACCGTTTACCCAATCCCAATCATCATCAGTCATTGGAATCCAATTACAACTTCTCTGCTGTTCTGTCATAATCTTCCTCCGTTAGAAACTGTTTACCATTACCAGTTTTGACTGGAACTTTCTTAGGTTTTCTTTCTTCTGGAACCAATTGATCCAAAGCGATCTTTAGAACACCATTGAATAGTTCTGCGTTTCTAACTTCATACTGATCACCGATAGCCCAAGCACGTGTAAACGCACGAGTGGCGATACCTTTGAACAAGTAATCTGTGTCAGGTGGTTCTACTGATTCAGAGTTACCCTTGACGATTAACTTACCGCCATCAATAGTAATGTCGATTTCGTTTTGTGCGAAACCTGCTACAGCAATTTCTATCGTGTAGGTATTACCGTTCTTACGAACATTGAATGGAGGATAGTTGGGAATATTTTTAGTGAGGTCGTCGTGCAGTGCCTGCATCTTTGAGAATTGCTCATCAAAGCCAACAAAAACTTTATCAAAGTCTTTGAAGTGTTCACCAAAAAATGTTGGAATGAATTTTGAAACCATATTGTTTCTCCTATTAAGCGAGTAAAATAAAAATCGTCTCCCCGAAGGCAAGACAGTTAAATGCTGGTTACTGTTTCCAGCGATAGCTTAACGCACTACCAGCTTTATGCGATTCGTAACTTAGTGGTCCTAAGGTGAATACTTTAAGCAGCTGGAGCTTCAGCAGCAGCTTCTGCTTTAGCCAATGCCTCAGCTTGTGGGTCGCCTTGTTGTTTGATTTTAGTAATCAATGCAACAACTTCCTGGAAAGGATGCTTTCCCAAGACGGCAAGAATAGTGTTTACTTCATTAATTTCAAGTTCAAGTTTAATCATTTTGATTTTTTTCCTATATTATATTTCGGTACTAGTTCCCATTGATCTTTCTCTTTGAAAGATACTACTTTAATTTGCGACAGAGATGCTTTCTGGTCGGCTTGCGAGTTATTTAGTATCTTCAATAGATCCCAATCTTGAAGCAAACCAGCAATGGCATTTCTACGCTCAATATCACCTGCAGTGATATTCGATTCCTTACCGTCCAAAGCAAATAATTCTTTAAAATGAACGATAAAATACCTACCTTGTTTATGCAAGATATGGCAGGATTGGTACAATTTATTTTCTTTCCTAGAAGCAATGCCAATACGAGTCAATGTTTCACGAACCTTTAGGAAATTATCAGGCTCAGGTAAAACCACTTCAAGCATAGACTCTGGCGTCCAGTCGTAATAAATCATTTCAACAGTCATGATTTTCCACCTTTGTATAGTTTCTCTTTTATCATAATCAAGTTCTCTTCGGACAAAAACTTTAATGC